AAATATCCAGCAGATAAATATCGTATATAGTGCCTTTCTCGGTCATATCAACAAGTTCTGACGGAATATTGAAAACATCTGCCTGGAACGGCATAGCCTTTTCTTCCATATATAGTTTCAGCATACCTTCCGCCGAATCAGAAAACATTTTCTCATCGTCACAGATCGCAATTTTAAGCAATTTGCCACCTTCTTTCAAACCCATTTATGCGTGGGTATAATTTCATAAATTACATTATATCATAAATTCTTTCAAATTTCTACGTGTTTTGATAATTTCACAAAACTTTCGGAAAAGATAAAAGCAGAGGCTTTGGTTGACCTTCGCTTTTATTTTCTGTATTTCAGATATAGGCCTTCAAACAGGTCCTTATCCTCATTTGATTCAATCATGCTCATGTAGATAAGCATCTTTTGTCACCATGGGCCGGGAGTATATGAAGCAGGCCAATGCCGCCTGGTATCAGATCTTCCAGGTCGTGAAGGAAAACTGCACTGTCGATCTTGGAGGCAAGTCTCCCCAGGACGATGCTATGGAGCGTTTGCTCCGTGCCCGTATGGGTCAAAAACATTATTAATTTTTGGAGGTATTTATTATAAGCAATGTTAGAAACGCTGACGAGGCTATCCGTCGTCTGGAAGAACTGGAGGCACAGATCACCGGCAAGAAGGTCAACCCTTCTGCCGAAGCAAAGAAGCAGGCTGCGGCTTACAACGCAGCATTCTGGGAGCATATGCACACCGGTATGCCCCAGAACGGCTTGAAGGCTGGCAGCGATGGTGCCGGCGGCTACCTGGTGCCGGATACATACGATACAGAATTGGTTCAGGCTCTGGCGGAGAAGAATGTGATCCGGCAGATCGCCAAAGCAATTCCCGCTACCCAGAGAATGCATATTCCTGTGGCTAATGGCATCGGTGATGCTGCCTGGATCAGAGAAGGTGAACCCTGGGGTATCAATGAGGCCGACTTCGGTGAGGTGGTGCTGGATGCGTACAAGCTGGCAACCTCTATCCGGGTATCGGATGAAATGCTGGAGGACGGCGGTGTGGATATTGAGAAATATATTCGCAAGATCTATGCCGAGCGGATCGGCGAAGCTGAAGAGGAAGCCTTTATCCGTGGCAACGGCAAAGGTAAGCCTTTAGGTCTTATGTACCAGGCTTCCGTGGGTACGATGTCTGAGGCTGATGGCGACATCACCCTGGACGATATCATCAACCTGGAACATTCTGTGAAGCAGCCCTACCGGAACAATGCCGCGTGGCTGATGTTCGAGGATGTGCTCAGAACGCTGCATCGAATTCGCCACTACGACGGTAGACCTCTGTGGAAAAACAATCTGCAGGAAGGCGAACCGGAGTATCTGTTCGGTTACCGAATCTACATCTGCAAATCCATGGATGATGTGGTCCCCGGCGGTATTCCTGTTATGTTCGGCGACTTCCGGCATTTCTGGATCGGCGACCGAGGCAAGCGTGTCTTCAAGCGCTTAGTTGAACGCTTTGCAGATCGTGGACAGGTTGCCTTCATCACTACCGAGCGTGTGGATGCCAAGCTGGTAATGCCGGATGCCGTAAAGTATTTGAAGATCAATGGCAAGGCACAAGCTGCCGCCGAAGAATAATTCACTTGGGAGGGTGGCTCTTACGGGTCATCCTCCCTTTGCAGTTACACGGAAGGAGTGTCACTATGAAACTGCAAGATCAAATCGCCATTAACAATATGCGGCTGGAGGGACACAGTCCTTCCGAGATCGCAGCTAAGCTGGGACTATCTCCCAGCACCGTTCGTTCTCACATCCATCGCCACCGGCACATTCCAGGCACCAAGTCCTGCAAACACTGTGGTCAGCCTTTGGTGCAACCCAAAGGTCGCCGGGAGAAGAAGTTCTGCTCGGATCGCTGCCGGATGGCTTGGTGGAACAGGCACAAGGAGGAAGTCAACAAGCAGGCCTATTACAAATTGACCTGCCAGCACTGCGGAAAGGAGTTTGATAGCTATGGAAATGCCAACCGAAAATACTGCTGCCGGACCTGCTACATTGCATCCCGACAGTTATAATCTTTATACCCCCGGCAATCTCATCCTTTACCGCACCTCCCTGGCACTATACCGAAACCTCAAGAACCAGGGTGTTTTCAATGAGGATGAGTATTGTCACATAAGAACAATACTCACCAAAAAGTACGGCCTATCTTCGGATAGTATTTTCGCAGAAAGTGCTTGATATAAGTGCCGGTCAGAGCGAATATGAAGTACCGCAATATGATACAAAGGAGGTAACCTTATGCGAATCGTAACCCAGATCCGTTTCCCTAAAATGAATATTCCCAAGCTGAAGCGGGTCGCCGCCTACGCTCGTGTTTCCAGCGGCAAGGATGCGATGCTGCACTCCCTGTCCGCCCAGGTCAGCTACTACAGCAATTTGATACAAAACCATAGTGGCTGGCAGTATGTTGGCGTGTACGCAGACGAGGCACTGACCGGCACCAAAGACAACAGAGAAAACTTTCAGCGGCTGCTTACGGATTGCAGATCCGGCAAGGTGGATATGGTCATCACCAAGTCCATATCCCGCTTTGCCCGCAATACCGTCACGCTGCTGGAGACCGTTCGTGAACTAAAAAACATGGGAGTGGATGTGTTCTTTGAGGAACAGAACATCCACTCCCTTTCTGCTGACGGAGAGCTGATGCTTACGATCCTGGCAAGCTATGCTCAGGAAGAAAGCCTCTCTGCCAGTGAAAACCAAAAGTGGCGGATCCGCCGCAACTTTGAAAACGGAATGCCGTGGAATGGCACGATGCTTGGCTACTGCTATGAAGACGGCACTTTGGCCGTTGATCCTACGGAAGCGGAAACAGTCAAACGTATCTTTTCTGAATACCTTGCTGGTTCCGGTATGACCGCCATTGCCAAGCGACTGAACGCAGATGGCATTTTGACACGGTACGGAAACCACTGGGGTAAGACCGGCGTTGGCAAGGTCCTTCAAAACTATGCCTACACCGGAAACCTGCTTTTGCAAAAGTACAGACGGATGGAACACCTTACTAAGCGGGACGAGCCGAATAACGGAGCGTTGCCCAAGTACCATGTGCAGGGTTGCCACGAAGCAATCATTCCTCTGCGGTCGTTTAACGCTGTGCAGGAGGAAATGAAGCGCCGGGCAGAAAAGCATACCCACCCCGGTGAGAAGCGAAAGGAATACCCATTCTCCGGCAAACTGATCTGTGCCGGGTGTGGAAAGCACTACCGTCGGAAGGTCAAGGAAGCCGGCCCTGTTTGGATCTGCACTACATACAATACCCACGGCAAAGCCGCCTGCCCATCAAAGGCAATACCGGAGAGTATTTTAGAAGCCATTGTTGACGAGGTTGGCGGTATCGGTAAAATAACGGCGCTGCAAGCCTGCGAGGGCAACACCCTGGTACTTACCCTTACAAGCGGAGAACAGATCGTTAAACGATGGCAAGACCGCTCCAGGCGGCAGAGCTGGACACCGGAAATGAAAGAAAAGGCACGACAGAAAGATTTGGAAAGGAGGTCGCATCATGCAAGCACCTAAGAATATTACAGTGATCCCGGCAACCATCAATCCCGTCACGCGGTTGCCGAAAGAATCCAAACAACTGCGCAGAGTGGCTGCTTATGCCCGTGTGTCTACAGACAGCGAAGAGCAGCTGACCAGTTATGAAGCGCAGGTTGATTATTACACCCGATATATACAAGGCAGGCCGGATTGGCTGTTCGTTGGTGTTTACACCGATGAAGGCATCTCCGCCACCAACACCAAGCGCAGAGAAGGTTTCAACCGCATGGTGCAGGATGCCCTGGACGGCAAGATCGACCTCATTGTGACCAAGTCGGTCAGCCGCTTCGCAAGAAATACCGTGGACAGCCTCACCACCGTCCGCAAGCTGAAGGATGCCGGTGTGGAGGTCTACTTTGAAAAGGAAAACATATGGACCCTGGATTCTAAGGGTGAGTTGCTGATTACGATTATGAGTAGCCTTGCCCAGGAGGAAAGCAGATCCATTTCCGAAAATGTCACTTGGGGTCAGCGGAAGCGTTTTGCTGATGGCAAGGTCAGCATTCCTTATGGTCACTTCCTAGGCTACCGCAAAGGCGCAAACGGCCTACCGGAAATCGTACCGGAGGAAGCGGAGATTGTGCGCACCATTTACCGGATGTTCATTGAAGGGCAATCCTCCAATGCCATTGCACGGCATTTGACGCAGCAAGGCATTCCCACTCCGGCAAAGAAAAACGTATGGCAAAAAGCCACGGTGGAGAGCATCCTCCGTAATGAAAAATATAAAGGCGCTGCATTATTGCAAAAATCCTTTACAGTAGATTTCTTACAGAAGAAAACGAAGGTCAACGAGGGTGAGGTCCCCCAGTACTATGTGGAGCATAGCCACGAGGCAATCATTGCCCCTGCAGAATGGGATCGTGTACAGTTGGAACTGGCGCGACGGAAGAATAGCCCACGGTACACGGTGTGCAACAGTCCTTTTGCCGGGAAAATCATCTGCGGAGATTGCGGTGAGATCTTCGGCTCAAAGGTATGGCACAGCACCAGCAAGTACCGCCGGACCATTTGGCGGTGCAATGCCAAATACGAAACCGGTGACCTTTGCAGCACACCGCACCTTTACGAAGATGATCTGAAGCAGTATTTCATAACGGCGCTGAGCCAACTGCTCACCGACCGCACCGCCCTTTTGGAGGACGGCAGACTGATCCTGAAGGAACTGCTGAATACCGCCACCCTGGACACAGAATGCGATAGGCTACTGCAGGAGTTGGAGGTGGTCGCCGGAATGATCCAGCAGATGGTAAACGAAAACGCAACTAAGGCTGCAGACCAAGCCGCCTACGCAGAGCGTTACAATTCCCTGGTTGAGCGGTACGAAAAGCTTCAGGCAGAGTATGATGCCCTGCAACAGCAGAAAGAACGTCGGCAGATCCAGGCCGAGGCAATCGGTAGCTGCCTGGATGCATTGAAAGAATTGGATCTGCTGGAAATCACCTTCACGGATGCCTTGTGGAACACGGTGGTCGACCATGTAACGGTGTATGCCGATGGTCGCCTGATGTTCCATTTCAAAAACGGCTCAGAAATAATGGATCGGATGTGAAATGCACCACATCAAAAAGAACTCAGGCTAGTCGAATCATCACTAACCTGAGTTCTTTCCCTATATCCATGTGGTGGCTTCATCCTTTAGACGTTCCAGTTCTTCTCTCTCTGGACAGATAACGCATCCCCATTGGCGTTTCATCTGTGATGAAAAAGCAAAGCCGTTGATCCGTTTAACGATTTCCGGGTATTCTACCAAGAACATCGATAAAGCGCCGTCTTCGTGTTTTAGTCTATCTGCATAACT